ACAACCTTTTCACTTACCTGATCAATCGAAACTAACGGGTATTGTTCTTGATATTTTTTATCTTCTGAAGGGTCTTGTCTACCACCGGATAAAATACCGTTACTAGCATTATCGTAAACTTGTTGACTACCCTTTTCAGCAGATAAGCCGGGTTCAAAGCTGTAATCATAACGTTTAGCTTTTATAATCCAAACATAATGGCCACCGAGTTGATTTGTTCTTGAAATATCTTGGTCTAAAACTTCAGTAATCTCAAACATCTTACCGTTTCTGTTACCCGGTCTACCTCTACCGTATTCAGTCATCTGAAATACGTCACCTGCTTTTGGTTGTATTTCATTAAATTGTGTTTCAAAACCTTTCGGGTCTTCTGTTCTTAAATCAAAACCATTTTCAGTATCAATTTTTTCTTCATTATTTTTGGTTGAAAGCTCTGTGGTAATTAACTCAACACCCAAACCATCCATTGCATCCTGGAATGAAGAAAGGTGAATATAACAAGTTAATTCATCATCAGATTGAAACCCAAATTTGCTCAATACATTTGCATTTTCAGCTAAGTCAACTGCAAGTATTAAAGGTACACCTTCAGAAAATCTTCTAGTCGGATCTTCACCGTATAAATTATCAGCCTTTAATACATCATACAAGTTAACAAAATATGTAATTTTTGTACCGTAGGTATTAATTTGCTCCCTCCAATAATTGCTCATTAGATATTGTTCGTTATCAGTTACATCTTTGTCAGTGTATCTGAAACAAAATATATCGTTATCTACAACCCCAGGAAAGCAATTATCTTTATAATTAGGCATGTAAGTCTTTCTGTATAACCCAAGCATTACCATTATGATAGAGTTTGATACCCATTTTACCACCTAAAGTATATTCTTGACCTTGAACAGGAGCAGCTCCTTTTAAAAACGTAGTTGTGATATATTGTAAGTCTTTACCATCACAATCAAATTTACTTGCCTTGCCTTGTTTTATCATTTCTATCTTTTGATTTTTACTATTATCGGTTTTATACCTAGCCGCTACTATATTTTGATGCTTACGATTAGTATTAGCACCGGGTATAGGTCCACGGTGTCTTCTTTTTGTACCGTTTATACTTAAATCAGGTTTAACAAAATAGTCTTTAAAGGTCACAATATTATTTAAGCAAAAAAAAGCCTGCATTACTGCAGGCTTAATTTTAATCTATTTTGGTAATATTTCTTATACCCCGAAAAACTCTTGATTATTACCCTTAATCTTGCTATGTGGTTTATTTGCACTATGTTTTGTTAAACCTAAGCCAGCTGAATCTGCTAAGTCTTTACCTTTACCGTCAACTTCTGACGTTACTTTACCATCAGCTTTACCTGATTTTGCAAGTTTAGATGTCTTATCACCGACTTTTATTGAGCTATGCTTTTGTAAATGTGCGCCTGCTGAATCTGGAACTTCTTTCATCTCTGTTGCTTCTTTCATTTCTTTGTCATCATCGGCATGTTCTTCTGCATCTTCTTCTGTATATCCTTCTGCATCTTCATCACCACCGATTTCAAAACTTTCATCGCCATCAGCTTCGGATTCTGTATCAGACCCTTCAATCTGCGCTAAAATTGCTTTCAAGCATTCAACTTGATCTGCTGTTAATGTTACTTTGTGGCCTTCATCTGTGTCGCCGTTACTAGCATCATCCATACCTTCTGATTTTGCATCAGCACCAACGCCAAGAGCGTTAAGATCTGCTGCATCGTTACCATCCATAACTTCTTCAAACAATTTATCGAAAATAGATTTCATATAATTATTTATCTTAGCGTTCGATGTTTTTTCAATATTTTTATCGAATTTTTCGCCAAACGTTAATCCTGCTAAGATAGGATTGTTTTTATGTTTGGGGTTTTTGATATCAACTATATTAGTATTGACACCCTCAGCAGCACTAGGACCTGAGGTATCTTTATTAGCTATTTGTTGTGCTTTTTTAATATCGTTACGGTCTACAGCACCTGGACCTTCTTTCTTACCAAATTTAGTAGCTTTTTGAGCTGGAGCTTTTTCATTTAAAACTGTCTTAGAGTATATATCCCATATATCCACTAGGTTCTTAGAAGTTGACATGTAAATATTTATATCGCTCATGCTTAAAAACAAACAAACGTATTTAAATAACCCAAATTTACCAACTATTGATGCTGAGTTTGAATATACCCCTGAGATGGTTAGAGATCTAGAAAAATGTACAAAAAATATATTACACTTTGCGGAAAGCTTCTTCCATATCGTTACTCTTGATGATGGTAAGAAGACAATTGAGTTACATTTATGTCAAAAACGCGTTCTAAGAAGAATGCGTGATAATAGATTTTTTATCTTATTAGCTAGTCGACAGATCGGTAAAACAACTCTAATGACAGTTTATGCATTATGGGTTGCTTGTTTTCAAAAAGATCAAAGTATACTTGTTGTAGCTAATAAAGAAGGGACTGCTATCGAAATATTCAGACGCATTAGATTAGCTTACGAAGAACTACCAAATTGGCTTAAACCAGGTGTAAAAGAGTATGGTAAAACATCTATGGTATTAGCTAATGGTACTAGAATAGGTATATCTACTACAACCGGTACCGCTGCTAGAGGTCAATCTATCAACGTTCTTATATTAGATGAGTTAGCGTTTATTGAACCGCATTTAGTTGAGGAATTTTGGAAATCAGTATATCCAATCGTATCTTCATCTAAGAAGTCTAAAATCTTTATTGCATCTACTGCAAATGGCACTGGAAATTTATTTCATACTTTATATACCGGTGCTAATATGGGTAGGAATGGTTGGGCTTGTGATAAAATTTTATGGAATGAAATTCCAGGTAGAGATGAAAAATGGAAAGATGAGACTATAGCTACAATGGGTAGTTTAGATGCTTTTAATCAAGAGTTTAATTGTGAATTTTTAGATTCAGGGGAAAGCGCTGTTAATGAAGAGTTATATGATAGATTAAAGGTTAATGTCAATGATCCAAAATATATTATGGAAGATGGACATTATCATATCTTTGAAGAGCCAAAAGACGATACTATATATGTAGTAGGGGTTGATGTTAGTGAAGGTGTAGATAAAGACGCATCGGTAATTCAAGTTTTAAAGATTTCTGATCTAACTAATATAGAGCAAGTTGCCATATATCATAATACTGGTATATCACCTTACCATTTTACAGAAAAACTTTTTGAAATTTTAATACAGTGGGGACAACCTTTAGTAGCTGTAGAGAGAAATAACTGTGGGGCTCAAGTAGTAGATAATTTAAGATCTATTCACAACTATGATAATATAGTATCGTGGGGCGCAGCAGCAGCAGGCCGTTCTAAAGCTCAGTTAGGTATTGTTAACCATACCAATACTAAGTATACCGGGGTTACTAATATGAGATATTGGGTTAATCAGCTTGAAGTAGTAAAGATTAGAGATTTAGGAACATTAAAAGAAATGAAAGACTTTGTTAGAAGTAGTAATGGTCATTGGTCAGCTAAAAAAGGTGCTGGTTATCATGATGATAGAGTAATGTCGCTAGTTTGGGCTCTAGTTATATTAGATGAATCATTAGTATCTAAACATTTTGAAGTCATTAAATTAGATAATAATAATAGACCACTAATTTTAAAGCAATTAGACTTCGGCATTAAATACTATACATCACCAGGTTCAATGTACAATCAAAAAGAAGGCAATTCAGCCATGCCTTCTTTTTTCGGCAATGTTGAACAGGGTGGTGAAGATATGGAATACCTAAAACAACAAGGTTTTAAACAACTTATATGATAGATCCCTATACAAAACCAGACCCAATACTTCAATCACAACTTAATAAGAGTAGAGTTGATAAATTTTTATTAGTTTTAAACCTACCCCCCATTTTACGCAAATTAGATATGACTGGTTTGAGAAATAATGATTATCTTCAAAGAGATGCGTTACAATTTTCAGTGTATGGAACTTTAATACCAACAGTTGAAGTAAGAGAGCAAATAGCTGAGTATGGTGGTCAATCATATAAAGTATCATCCCATAGTAGAGACCCATACCCGAATATTATAGTTAACTTTACTGTAGATAATAGATTTAATAACTATTGGGTATTATATAAGTGGCTTGCACTATTAAATGATCCTGAATATTCATTATATGATAGTAAAGAAACACTATCGACTAAAAAACTAGCACCGTCTGAATATCAAACTGATTTTACCGTATATGCTAAAGACGAATTCGATCAAAATATTGTTAAATTTACATATACAAAAGCGTTTCCAGTTAGTTTAGGAGATATTACATATAACTATAGGGAAGAAAATGAAATCGAGACAACTTTTGAGTTTGCCTTTTCTCAATTCTCTGTTGATTTAGTATAATCTTTGCCCGCGAATCCATAAATAATTATATATGGCTCGCACAATTGAATCTCCCGGCGTACAAATTTCAGAAGTAGATCTTAGTCTAAGACCAGTTCTTCCAGCAGGAACAAATGTATTAGTTACTGGTTTTGCACCACAAGGCCCTACAGATGAAATTCTTCAAGTAACAAGCTTAAGTGAATTTCAACAAGTTTTCGGCGTTCCGCAAACCCCAGCAGAAAGATATTTTTATCACACTGCAGCTCCTCTATTTAATACCGCTGCTACAGTCAATGTTTATAGATTACCATACGGTGCAAGTACCGGCACCGGTTTCGGTGCATATTTCGGCGCATTAGTTTATCCTTGCTCAGCAGTAAGTATCGACTCACCAAATTTCGGTAATGGTTTATCTACATTTAATGCTCAATCAGCTAACGTAATGTACTTTATCGGCAAGCCGATCCACTTTGAATTAACAGAGAATCAATACAACGACGTTCAACGCGGCAATTTTACATGGAGTAATGTTGGTAGTAACTCGATTACAACAGCAGCTGACTTCGGCAATGCTGGTTTCATTGTATTAAACAAAGGTCAAACAACTATCAATCAATTATTTGAAGGTTACTATATTGGTGCGATGGATAATGCTAATTTAAATCCAGCTACAAACTTTGACGGTATTTTAAACGTTCAATCAGTTTCACAATCTGCAGTAAGTACATCAAACTATACAGCAGTTCCAACAACAAGATTAAATTTTAGTCTTTCATCATTATCTGATAACCAACCAAGTAATGTAGTTACCTTTGGTAATGTTGGTACAAGCGTTTCGCAGGTAATGGAAGATGCAAGTCCATTTACAATTGCAACAAGCCAATACGACGATACTTTAACAGTAGGTTTATTCAAATTAAGACAATCAGTATTCTCACCAGATTCAATTAAACTTGATTACGTATTCAGTGAAAAATATATCGGCTCTCTTGACTATTGGAGAGAAATTAACTCACAAAACGGTGGTCAACCAGTAAGTTACTTCTTAGAAACAAGAGAAGATACTTCACCAAACATCCAATTACTTGTTAACCCATACATTTCAAATAAAAACGGTAAGAGTTGGTTAGACACTAACGGTTTCCCGACAAAGAAAGTAAGAACAGTAACCCAAAACTTTGCAAATGCAAGTAAGATCCTTTCTAACTTTGTAGCAACTTCTGCAGCTTACGGTGCAACATCATATACTCAAATTACACAATTAACTGGTAGTATGATTGCAGCATATAATGCTTTAGGAGCTGCTGACTCAATGTTTGCAGTAGGTTCTTATGCAGATGGTAACTTACAAAATAAAGATATTGGTTCAATTCCAACAAAATTAGATAGAATGTTTAGTATTGCTGAAAATACAGAATTATATAATATCGATCTAACACTTGACGGTGGTTTAACAACAATTCACGCAGTCCAACAATATCAAGGTGGTAGTTATTTTAACGACGCGGTAAATATTGATCTTTCAGGCTTAGCAGTAACAAATCCAGAAAATGTTTCAGGTATTGCGGTAACATTCAAAGATAATTATGTAACAATCTTTAATAGATTCCAAGACTTTGCAGGTCTAAAGAGAAAAGATCATATGTTTATTGGTGACTTACCGAGACATATTTTCGTTCAAGGTACAAACTTTAAAGTCCTTGACGATTCAACAAAGAATTTCTCATTGAATATGTACAGCCCAATTAGAAATGTAACAGCTAGTCTCAACTCTAGTTACTCTACAATTTATGGCAATTGGGTAAAGGTATTTGATAATACCTTAGATGACTTCTGCTGGGTACCATTCTCTGGTTTTGCAGCTGCAGCAATGGCAAATACAGATACAAACTTCCAGCCATGGTTTGCACCAGCAGGCTTTACAAGAGGTATTATTAGCGGTGTTTCAGATATTGCAATTTATCCAAAACAAAAGCAAAGAGATCAACTTTATAAGATTTCTATTAACCCGGTAACGTTCTTCCCGAATGAAGGTTTTGTAATGTATGGCCAAAAGACAATGTTAAAGAAGCCAAGTGCATTTGATAGAATTAATGTAAGAAGACTCTTCTTAAATCTCGAAAAAGCTACTGAGTCAACTTCAAAGTTCTTTGTATTCGAGCCAAACACACTCTTAACTAGAACAAGAGTCGTTAATACCTTAAGACCAATCTTTGAAAACGCAAAGAACACTGAAGGGTTATATGATTACTTAATTGTTTGCGATGAACGTAATAATACACCAGATATTATCGATCAAAACGAGTTAGTAGTAGATATCTATTTGAAGCCAGTAAGAACTGCAGAGTTTATATTAGTAAACTTCTACGCAACCCGTACCAGTACTAACTTTAACGAGCTAGTCGGTTAATATTCAATATTATATAACAAGAGCGTAATCTTAGTGATTACGCTCTTTTTTTGTATAAATATATACATGAGCATTCAACCAGGTCAAACAGTGTTTTATACTAGTAAGTTTAGCAATCAAGAAAGATCAGGTGTTATTAAAGAAGCAACCTCAATTGGTTACCTAATTAACAATACTTGGTTTGCTAAAGAAGATATTACTATTAAAAACGTTCTACTCGACAGTAAAAGTAATCAAAGTCCCGGTCAATTGATACTGGGATAATAAATAATAATATGGCCGACGTAAAACAGACAATCCAAGACTTCTATACACAAGCACAAGCTAAAGATTTTGCACGCAACAATCTGTTTAGAGTCATCAATATTAATTTCGGGGATGGCAGCACCACAGTTATAGGTGAAAACGATTTAGTATATGCTAGAACAGCATCACTACCAGCTAAGACAATTACAAACGTACCTGTTCCTTATATGGGTCTTAATTTTAACGTGCCAGGTGTTGCAACTTACCCAGACAGTGAAAATTATGTTATTAACTTCTATGCTGATGAAGCTCAAAAGTTAAGAGAGAAATTTTTAAATGTTGTAAATGATACTTTCAATGATGCAAGTAGTACAGGTAACTATTTTACACCAAAGCAAACAGCTGTTGTTGACCTTGTTCAATTAAACAAACAATTAAATAAAATTGCGCAATATCAATTAGTCGGTGTTAGTATTAGAAGTGTTGCACCATTACAATATGATATTACAACAACTGGTGAAATTCAAAACTTCGACGTAACCTTAGCATACCACTACTGGCGTAAAACAAGCTAATAATTAGCTATAACAATTTATACCGCACTTCGGTGCGGTATTTTTTTGTATAAATATATAAATGCCAGGTATTTTAAATGCAGCAACAAATGCAGCAGCAGGTTTAGCAACCTTCCAAAGCTTAGGTAGTAACTTATCTTTAGCTCAAACCAATGCTACGCTATTAGGAGCTAATATCCCCGGTATACCACTAATAAGTTTTAGAGATTATTTTCTCACTTCAATGGAGTCTTGGGTATCTACTATACCTTTACGCACTCAATTTATAGCTTTATTTGAAAGATTCCCGGTTGGTATTAATACTAATATATTAAGAGGTTTGGAAGGTACTGATTACCCTGATATTAATAATGCAAAAACTGCTTTAGCTTCTTATCCATTACAAAATGTAGTTGGTTGTATGTTTTTACAAGGAGCTGATATACCAACTGAAACATTAGCTGCAACTTCTGCTCCAATTGACCATGGTAGAGGTTTCTTACAAGGTAGTATCCTTGATAATAGAGATCCGTTTTCAAATAACAATCTCACCCTACAGTTTAGAGAAACTAATACATCATTTACCGATTTTATAATTAGACCTTGGTTAATATTAGCTGCACATAATGGATACGTTGCAAGAAATATGAACGATTCATCTGAAGCATTAAAAAATCCAAAAACAAATATCATACTTGTTCAATATTCTAGATCATATCAAAACATTTCCCAGATACCTAGAAAAGTTTGGAAGTTTTACGATTGTGTTCCGTTAGGATTGAGCACTCGTAACTTAACATATGATACTGAATCGATGGAGCAATATTCAGTTCCGTTTCTATATGATAGATACACGGTTGAAAATAATTTATACATACCACTACCAGACCTAATTAGTAAAATTGGTCGCGGCAATATACCACGTATATCACCGTTCCAGAGATGAAATATAATTTTACATATAGAATAGAGATTTTAGGTAAGGATTACGAAGTACAAGAAATATCATTTTTCGATTTCCGTAATTTTGTTAAGTGCAATGTCGATCCAGATATAAAGTACACTGCTGGTCATTTAAACAAGCTTCTAGATTCAATTTTAGTTAACCCAAACCAGCATGTCAATATATTACATAAGTTTTTGATTTTAATTAAAGCTAGATCTTTAATTTTAGGTGAAAATTTAGCATTTGAAGTTGATGATGCTCAAATAGTATATCCAGTTAGTCATATTTTTGATATTCTTAATAGACCGTATGATATGGTAGACTATGAAGTTGACGGGGTGGTGTACACTTTTGATTTACCCACCACTTTATACCCAGAAACGGAACTGTTTGCAAAAATATGTGATTGTTTATATAGTATAAACGGGAATATACTTACCCCGGAAATGAAAAAAAACATAATAGACAGCTTACCTGGTCTACCTGTTACAGATATAAACGATACCATACAACATCACTTTGATAAAACTAAATATAACCTTAATAATATTGATTTTGTTCTTGCGCCGCTTGATGCTTCATTTATAACTTTCTTAAAAACAATATTCATGTGTAATTTAAAAAGTATGTATGATTTAGAGTACATGTTAAGAAGAAATCTTAATATAAACTCAGCAGATTTCTGTACTTTATCATATCCAGAATGTAATATTATGTTGAGAAACTTTAACGAAGAGATGGAGCAGGCTGAAAAGAAGATGAATCCGGTTGAGTCACCTGGTTAACTCTATAATTAACTTTATGAATGATTTTAATGATATAATGGCTGAACTTAAGAAGG